TTCAGCACGTAAAGCTATGACCATTAGATTGTAAATGGACTTATTTGCTTTAGTTGTATAACGTGAGGAGTACTGGTCGAGTAATTTAGATATTTGTTTTTCATTTTCTTTATATGCTTTTCTTAAGCTTTTCACATCCATACAATGTAATTTTAATGTGACAGAAGGTGAAATAAGTTCTAGATCATCAAAATCTTTGGTGGAAAGCTTACAATTGCTATATGGAATATCTAAATTAAAAAAATTATTAATTGCATAATCAATACTTTTATATAGTTCTTTACATTTTGATACTTTCCGTTCCTGAGAAGCAACTGATTTTTGAAGTTTAGAATTTTTTTCTTCTAGTTCGGAAATTTCTTGCCTTAAATTGAAAATAATTGTGTTATTTGATGCAATATCCGAATTTGTTTTTTCTAAAGAGGTAGAAGCTTCATGTTCTAATTCTTCAATTTTTTGTTTGGTTTCGTAGTATTCATTTACTCCTAGAGAATTTATTTTAGCTTGTAGAGTTGCATTATCAGATTTTAAACGCTCATTTTCCTCTTTTATTTGAGAAATTCGAAATATATCAAGTAATCCCATAAAGACCTCCTAATAATAATTTTTAATTAAGGTGTAATTCATAAGAGCCAGATTTTTTTATTCGTGTTATTACATTTTCGCTTTCTAACTTGCGGAGCATGCGTTGAATGTCGCTTCTTTGAAAATCTGGCAATTCTGCATAGATGTTTTTCTGTAATATTCCATTGTGATTGGAAATTACATTTTTTATTTCGGGAATCAATTCGTCTCGTTCGTAATAACATTCTTCCAGACTGCCTAAAATCATATCTCGGTAAGAAAAGCAATCATTATGTGTATTGTGTAAGTATTCATACATGTCCTGAAAATAGATTGTGCCGCCTTTTCCTTTTGAATAGCAGAAATTTTTACATTTATCGAATTCCGTAATAGATTGTTCCAATAACATAATTTTTTTTGACAAGTCCTGCTCTGAAAAGGAATTATGGTATGGAGTTTCAAATTTTTCTATTCTTTTAGCAATCTCGTTATAGTATTTATTTTCAAAAGAGTAAGATAATTCCTCTTCCTTAAATGATCTATGAAACTTTGGGTTGGAACTATTTTTCTCCTCAGCCAAAGCATTTTCGTATCCTACTTGCATAAGGTATGGCACTTCTTCATCAGAGATTTTTTTACCATCTGCACGGTATATTACGTTACCGTCTTGGACATATTCCGTTTGCTTAGAATAATCTCGTTCCTGTGGCTTGTCAGCGCATATTGCATCTGAATTTTTAACTTTCTTTTTTGATGAATCATTTTTTAAAAGCAAGAATGAAAGTGTACCAAACATTATTGATACTATTGCAGCGGCAATTACCTGAATAATATTGGTAATATTTTTTACAATAATTAGGATGCCGATAAGTGTTTCTAATAGAAAAAATACACCAATTAACTTTTGAAGTTGTTTAAAAAAAAGCTTATGCATATGTAGTTCTCCCTTTGGTGGATAATTTATATGGTGGAACATTCAAATTACTAAATTAATTCCATAACAGCAACTGCCGGTTCGAAAAATATAATATAATTATCAATCTGGACACAGCATCCGTACTTGCTCCGGTAATAATCCAGAGAATCAGCAAGAAACTCATCCGTAACACCTAAATATTCTGCAACTTCGTGTGCATTCTGGCAGTGGCTGCGGTAGGCATTCACAAGCCCTGTCAATCCGATCTGCTTGTTGTAAGCCCAGATTCTTCCACGAAGTTCTTGCTTTCTGTTTTCTGTGGTTGACTGATCTATAATATCTCCAGATGCGGTGTAATGATGTCCGAGTTCCTCAGCGAGTACGCAGCTTTTTTCTGCACATGTTGTAAGACCTTTACTCAGAGCGATCGTGCTGTCCACATATAACCCCTCTATTCGATCGCTGGTGAATGGATAATTTTCTATAACTTCTATACCATCCTTGCAGGCTTCATCTTGCAATTCTTCAAAAGTGTTCATTTAGATACCTCCCGCTCCAGTATATTATAGTAACTGTCCAATAATCCGGACTGCTACTTTCTTTTTGCTTTTACAAATTCAGCAAATTGTTTGATTTCGTCTAATTCTTCATCTGTATATTCGGCACCAGTAAAGTGAGCTGCTAGAGTTTGAGGTTCTTCATTTAAACCAAGCAAATCATCTGCTGAAACACTTAATACATCTGCAATTTTCTTTATTGTTTGAACATTTGGCTCACGGTTTCCACTTTCATATAGTGAATATGTAGATTTTGCAACACCTATTTCTTCTGCAACATCTTTTTGTGACATTCCTTTTCGTATTCTTGCATTTTTCAAATTCTCATTAAAGTTGTCTCCCATGATTAGCACCTCCTGTTACCTTGATTATATATAGCACGCGTAAACATGTCAATTAAAAAGTTTGCAATTTGTAAAGAAAACTATTGACAAGTTTACGAAAAGCAATTATATTATAATCAGAGTTTGCAAAGTGCAAACAACTGAGAAAGGAGGTAAAATTTTGTTTAGAAATTTAGAAGCAGAACAGGCACGTAAAGGGTTTACAAATTCGGATGTTGCAGAGAAACTTGGGATTTCAAGGGTTTCATACGAAAGTAAGAAAAAATCTGGAAAATTCACAACTTTTGAAATTAAAACTCTGTGCAAGCTTTTCAAATGTAAATTTGACTATCTCTTTGAGACAGAAAAATAGTCCCAAGTGCTGGAACACTCAGGACTATATAGGTTATATGAGTTCAAAAACTACATTGCCGCTTATATAAGTACGGCTGATAACTATATAACCTTCCGCTTCAAGCTCATTGATAGCAACTTTGGCGGTTGCATCGGAAAAACCATTTTTGATTAGGTAAGAATTTGAAAATTCTGTTTTTTCCGTATTGGCTTGAAGAATCTCTAAAGCTTTCTCAGAAAGAGAAGTCATATATGCCACCCCCTTCCAAAGGCGAGATTTTCCTTTGAAAGCCTTTCCGTATGATGTGGCATAAAAATTTTAACATTTTGATAAGCGAAAATCAACTTAGAATATTATGAAAGGAGAGATCGAGAGTGAGCCAACGCTTAACGGTAAAAGAAGCCGCCACCGAGATAGGATGCAATGTGGAATACCTTAGACGCCAGATGAAAGCAGGACGATGGGATCTCGGAAGTGTGATAAAGCCAAATGCAAAGGTTAAGAATTATCAGTATTTTATCTTCCGGGCAAAGCTGGACAAGTTTCTAGGTATCGAACCAAGAGCAGACAACGAGGAGGTGGAGAATGAAGCAGATCAGTAAAGTATTTATAGCGGTAGGGCTTGGAATTATGTTTCTTTGCGGAATGCTCGATGCGGATGGAACGTATTATGTTTTTCTGCTGATTGCAATAGCTCTCGGTGCGGTGGTTGCACTTGTGGGAGTTGCGATCATGGAAGTGGAGAACCGCCGGGAAGAAAAGCGGAAAGCATACTTTTACATGATTCGCCGGAAGGACAAGCTTGACGCTGATGTTGAGTACCTTGGGGAATTTGAGGAGGTGGCAAAGTGACAAATGCTCAATGCGTAAGCGGTGAGGAAAATCCGAATGTCGAGGATATAGCGGTCGGCATGATTATTACAAAGGTGGCAACGGATTTTCATATTGAGGTTGACGCTGAAAGATACATACCGCATTACCATCAAATGAAAGGATGGTTGCTCAGTGAAAAAGAAAAATAGCACCATAACATTCTTTGGCGAGAACTGGTGCTATTTACCGTAGGAATACAAAAGTATTTCTGCGTTTATTGTAACACGTAGTTAAATTTTTGGAAAGCGTGATTTTGTGATTTACAGAAAATGCAGAATCTGTGGATGCAGTTTAGATCCAGGGGAAGGAAACATGTGTGAAGAATGCCGGGACGAGCAGTACATGAAGAAGCAGCGAGAGAAAGCTGTCAGATACATGGTTTTATCTACAGATTTCAGACAGATGGAAATGGAGGAATTTTTGAATGGCAGCGCCTAGTTTGACATGGAAGGATTTAGGAATACTCAAGGATGCACTGGATGAATTTGAAAGAACACTGGAAGATTTAGACATAGAAACCGGTGAAGTGTCATGGCATACCGACGGAAGTATTCATGGTGAATTCGTGTATGGCACAAGGAAGCTGATTACCAACACAGACGATGATGGGGAGGGATTTTCTCACAGATATGAATGATAGTTACGATTTGTGGAAAGACAGAGATCGGAGTCAATGCGAATGGCTTAAGCGTAGACCAAAATGTATATGTTGCGGTGAACACATCCAGGATGATACAGCAGTACAGATTAGAGGAGATTATTATTGCGATAGCTGCCTGGATGATATGAGAGTTTATATCGAAGATTGAGAGGCAAGATAATGGAAAATAATTTTTTAAATGCAAATGAAATCAGTTGCAGAGTTCAGCAGATTTCAGAAAAAGGATTGTCTTTGCTGTTGTATGTCACTTCCAGAGATGGACAAAAAAGGCTTGATGAAAAATATGGAGCGCTCGGATGGCAGGACAGATATGAAGTAATCGATGGAGATTTATATTGCATTATTTCTGCATGGGACAACGAAAAGAAGATGTGGATTTCTAAAGAGGATGTAGGAACTGCATCTTATACAGCAAAAGAAAAGGGACGAGCATCGGATGCATTTAAGAGGGCATGTGTAAAGCATGGAATTGGAAGAGAATTATACACGGCACCTTTTATATGGATTCCGGCAGCCAATTGTCATATTAAAACAGACAATAATGGAAAATCTTCTACAAGAGATAAGTTTTTTGTAAATCTTATTAAATATTCCTCGGATGGCAAAATTGATGAATTAGAAATTGTAGATCAGGAGATGAACATTGTATTTAAACAATATCCGTCTCAGAAAATTGATGATGTGAAATATCAGGTTCTACTCGGAAAACTGGAAGAAGCGGATGTATCAATGGATACAATTGTTGAGCTGTTTCATGTAAATACATTACAGGAACTTGATATTAATCAGTGGAATAAATGCATGAGAAAACTTGAAGTCACGATTGCAGCAAATGCCGGAAAAAAGGGTGATGCATAATGCATGCGCTTGTAAAAATAAGCAAATACAAAGAAACACAAAGTGGCACGGATCTTATTATTTCTGTACCTGGTATGCAGATCGGAGATATGTTACAGCGTAAGAAAATATCAAATGCTGAGATCCGGTTTGATGATGGCAGACACATATCGGCAGAACAGAGAAAAAAGGCATATGCCACGATAGGGGATATTTCAGACTGGACAGGATATCTACCAGAAGAAGCGAAAGAAAGACTTAAGAATGAATATACAGTGCGAACAGGAGTAGAACATATCAGTCTTTCAAATTGTTCCATGGATACAGCAAGAGACTTTATTAGCTTTCTGATTGAATTTTGTTTGGAATGGGGGATACCGCTTTCAGACAATGCAATAGATCGTACAGATGATATAGGAAGATACCTTTACTATTGTCTGATACATAAAAAATGTGCAATCTGTGGAAAAGATGGAGAGATTCATCATGAGGATGCAATCGGAATGGGTAATGACAGGACAAAAGTAGATGATTCCAGTTATAAAAAAATCTGTTTGTGCAGAGAACACCATACACTGGCACACAGCCTTGGAGTGATCCGGTTCAGAGAGATGTATAAGGTCTATGGAATCGTTGCAAAAGATTTATAGGGTTGGAACACCTTGCCGGACGGCAGAAAGAAACCTATTCATGCAGAAAATAATATATCACGATTATTGAAAGCCATGATTTCCCGGTGCTGTCATGTACCGGGAGAAAGGAGAAGTTTTGAATTTAGAACAGAAAACAATTACTTCATTGGAAGTTGCTGATATGGTTGGAAAACCACATAACGATTTAATGAAAGATATCAGAAGATATACATCTCAATTTAACGAGGGGAATATTTCCCACGTTGAATTTTTTACAGAGAATACATATCTGGATAAAAAAGGACAGGAAAGACCGTGTTATATGGTCACGAAGAAAGGCTGTGAATTTATCGCTCACAAAATGACTGGTGTGAAAGGTACGGAGTTCACCGCAAAATACATCAATCGTTTTCATGAGATGGAAGATGTTATTCAGAAACCGAAGTCTCCAATGCAGCTTTTGGAAATGGAGTTTGCAGCTCTTAAAGAAGTAGACAGCAAAGTGGATGCAATCAATAGAGATTTGCAGGATTTCAAGGAAACGTTGCCGTTGCTACCATCGGACGCAGATGATGTGAAAGCGGAAGTAAATAAGCGGGTGATTGATTGCCTGGGCGGTAAGAACAGCAATGCATATCATGACAGCTCCATCCGTGGAAAGGTGTACTCAGATATTTACCGGGAATTAAAAAGACAGTTCGAGGTAAGTAAATATAACTGCATCCACAGAAATCAGAAAAATATCGCTATTGAGATCGTAAGAAACTATGAACCACCGTATGTACTGGCAGAAGAAATTAAAGACAGTAATGCGCAACTGAATTTGGAGGATGTCGATGGAGTATAAATTTACAATACCTTTGAAACCTATCACAAAAAAGAATAGCCAGAGGATTGTATTTACCGGGAGCGGCAGACCATTTATCATCCCATCCGAAGCCTACACGAAGTATGAAAAGGAATGCAGGTCATATATGCCGGATATAAAGACTATTGAAAGCCCTGTGAATGTAAAAGCTGTGTATTATATGCCAACTGGAAGAAGAGTTGATCTGACAAATTTGCATGAGGCATTGCATGACATTCTGGTACATTACGAGATCCTTAAGGATGATAACTGTAAAATCATTGTTTCCACTGATGGGAGTTATGTGGATGTAGATAAATGGCATCCTCGTACAGAAGTGACAATATCGGAATTGGAAACGGGGTGATCTGGTGGATGGCAACTACATAAAACTGAGCCGTGGACTTCTGGAGTGGGAGTGGTACACAGACATTAATACAACCCGGCTGTTTATCCATATGTTGCTGAAAGCCAATTGGAAGGATGGAAATTTCAAAGGGACAACGATTCCACGCGGATCGTTTGTCTCGTCCATCGGGAAACTGTCGGGCGAAACAGGTCTTACAGACCGTGAAATTCGCACAGCAATTTCGCATTTGAAAAAGACAGGCGAAGTGACAAGCAAAACGACAAACAAATTTAGCGTATTTACAGTAGTTAAGTACGATTTATACCAGACAACCGACAAGCAGAATGACAAGCAACCGACATACAAGCGACAAACTAACGACAAACTAACGACAACAATAGAAGAAAAGAAAGAAGGAAAGAAGGGAAGAAACACACCCCCTATATCCCCCGTGGAAAAATTCGGAGAGTTTGCCGCGGCCTATCCGAAACGGTGTACTGGCTGTCTTGTTGAAACAGAATACTGCAATGTGGTACTGGCTGGTGTACCGGAAGATGATCTGATAGTGGCTGCACAAAATTACGCTGTTGATTGTCAAAAGAAAAGGACACCTGATCGTTATATTAAAAATGCAGAGAATTTTTTGAAAGAAAATTTGTTTATGCAGTATCTGAAAGGAGAGAACGATGGACCAGTTGGAAGAGATACTGGAACGCATGAAAAATCACTCAACGAACTTATGCAGGAATGCGGAGACACCGGAGACTTCCAGGGATTCTGATGTGTGTCCAATTTGCGAAGGTCGGGAGTGGATCTTGAAAACAAAAGACGGAGTTGAAATAGCAGTACCATGTAAATGCCGTGAGAAAGCGGTCATGTCAAGGCGGTTGCGATTTGCAGATATACCGGAGGCATTCCGTGGGATGGATCTGAGATCGTTTCGAATGGATGTGTACAGGAAGCAGGAAAGTAAAAAGATGGTGTCAGATGCATGTAAAATCATAAAAACTTATCTGGATGATTTCGAGAGCCAGAAGGAAAGAGGCATGGGACTGTATATCTGGTCGAGGACAAAGGGAAGCGGTAAGACGAGGATCGCTGTCGGAATCGCAAATGAGCTGATGAAAAACTATTCAGTGAAATTTGCAGTGTCGCTGACTATCCTGCAAGAGATCAAGAATACATGGCGCAGGGATGCAGCAGGCAGTGAAAGCCAGCTTTTAGATGCGCTTTCCACAACGGATATTTTGATCATTGATGATTTTGGTGTGGAAGCACCGGCGGCATGGATCAACGACAAAATGTATCAGATCATCAACGAGCGGTACATAAACCAGAAGGTAACGATTTTTACGAGTAATGATCCGCTGGACAAACTATCGTACGATGACCGGATCACGAACCGGATTAAGGAGCGGACATATCAGATCGCATTTCCAGAAGAATCAGTTCGGGATCATATTGCAGAGCGGATGCAGGAAGAAATCATTGAAAAGATGATGGCTGGTGGAAATATAAAATAAAAAATACAAGGAAGGTGGACAAATGCATAACGTACAGCAGAGACAGAGGTTAATTCCGTTGAGTGTATATAAGCAGGAATTGGCAAAATGTCAGTTAGGAGATAATATCGCAAATCACATGGGATATATTTTTACAGCCATTTTGTATGACAAGTTTGATATGACGTTTAAGCAGGTCACGAATTTTTATAGCAAAACCGTTGAGCGTCGGAAATCTTGGCAGGACGATGATGACGAAGCGGTAACGAGCGAGAGCATGATGGCATATTGCCGTAAAAAGAAAATTGATGTGGTCAAGTGGGTAAAATCAATCCCAATGTCAAAAAAATTGTATATGGCAGATATAAAAAATGGACGGGCAGTGCTTGGCGCAGATCGGAATATCGAGAGCGCGCTTGCCTCCACAATGTATCTGACAATTCCGACATTAAAAGATTCTTACCGCTTTTCGAATGCCAAAATCGAAGAATTTATGAATTGGGTTGCCTATTACATTGATTCCTATTGGCGCAAGCAGCCAAAGAGTAAGGAACACTATCTGACGGATGAGATTATTCGGAATCAGTTTATTGAGGATGAAAATTGGGATATTGTAACAGGAAAAGCGGCGAAATAAGGATTATTAACATGGGAGAAATGACAAAGACAAGCGTAAAATACTGCCGGAAATGTATTTACTCTTATAAACACAGTCAGACAGAAATCATGTGTTGATATTATTTACAGACCGGATTAAGGCGTGGATGCCCGGTAGGGATGTGCGATAAGTTTGAGAAGAAAGGAAGAAAGAGAAAGGTGAAGTTAAAATGACGGATGAAACCAAGCAGGAGATAGAAGCGGTGCTGATGTTGTTAAAAAATACACTGATAAAAAATGGCGTAAGCATAGCACTTGCAGGAAGTGGCGATACCGGAAAAGACGATGGATGCATTATGTTTTTTGATACCGCAGAGTATTGTCGCACCGGTAAATATAAAGGGGTATCTGTTAAAATAACGGATTTAGTGAGG